TAAAGGAGGACGCGATATGTCAGAGATACCACAGAAAATTAAAGACGATATGACAGCTGTACTCCAAGAATACGCAAATCTTGGAGTTATTGGTAGAGCATGCGATAATGCTGGCGTTCCCCGTGGTAAACATAAAGAATGGCTGGAGAAGTATCCGGTATATCAGGAAAGATTTGAAGAAGTTAGGGCTATGTTCGTTGATGGACTTGAGTTGATAGCTATTGAACGAGCTAAAGAGAAAAGTGACAGCTTATTGACTTTAATGCTGAAGTCTCACAGACCAGAGATATATGGAGATAGAAGCGAAGTCAGACATACCGGAATTGGAAACCAGATACAGCTTGTGTTTGCTGAGGGGCTGTTGAATGACGAAGAGAAGAAATTATTGACGCAAGAGCCTGAGGAAGAAAATGGCTAGGAAGAGGATTGGGCCGGCTCGGCGACTGGCGACATATGACCCACACCCTCATCAGATTACGTTTCACCAGGACTTACATAAATATAGAGCGCTTGTGTCAGGTGTTGGTGCTGGTAAAACCCGTATGGGGGTTGAAGAGGTTATTAAATGGACTCAGCTGTACCCAGGTAGTCTTGGTGTTATTGGTAGGTTGACTGCTAAGTCGTTGAAGGAGACTACTCAGAGAAGGTTCTTTGAGGTGTGTGACCCTAAGCTAATTGAGGCGTTTAACCAGTCTGATGCCCACCTGTGGATAAAGACAAATGAGATTGATGAGGAGGGAGAACCTGTCTATAGTGAGATACTGTTCATGCACTTGGATGACCCTGGACCACTTGGTTCCTTGGACATTTCTTACTTCTGGATAGATGAAGCTCATGAGCCAGATGGTACCGAAGTACCTGAAGCTACGTTTGATATGCTGTGTGCCAGACTTAGGCATCCGATTGGGCCATGGAGAGGATTTGTAACTTCTAACTCTGGTGGTAAGGATTGGGTTTGGAATAAGTTCTTTAACCCTGCTAATAGGCATATCATGCTTGAGTATATTGGTTGGACTGTTCCGACTAGGGCCAATGCTAAGTATTTACCTCCGGGTTATGTTGAAGAGTTGGAGAGAACCCATGATAAGGTTTGGGTTGAGAGGTTCCTGAACGCATCGTTTGACGCATTTGAGGGGCAGATATTTACTGATTTTGTAGAGGAATTCCACACATTTAAGCCGGATGACCTCGAGATTAGTCCGTTTTGGGAACATGGTGCTGGGTTTGACTTTGGAGTTAGTGCACCTACCGCTTGTGAGTATGGTTGCATAAATCGAGATGGTCAGATAATCATATATGATGAGGACTATGAAGCCGAAGCTGATATAACTAAGTTCGCTGCAGGGATGCTAAGAAGAGGATTTAATTTCTCGTATGCTGACCCGTCTGTAGTAACAAGGGGACCGAATAAAAAGAGTCCTAAGCAGTTGTATCAGGAGGAAGGTGTATCACTTATACCAGCTTCTAATGATGAGGACTTTTTCATAACTTACTTCATAAAATTACTAAGAGAAAGACTTCCTGATGGTAGGCCGAAGATACTGATTAGTACTAAGTGCAAGAACTTGATTGAGCAAATTAAGCAGGCAGCTTGGGACCCTAAGACTGTAACTGGTACTACTCACGATAAAGTTAAGAAGATGGAGAACCATGCTCTTGACGCATTTAAGTATTTTATAAATGGTGTAGCTTTTATGCCAGGCAAGCTAGATCCTGTGGTACCTCAGTCTGGGCTTAAGGCTGATACTATAACTGTGAACGGGAACTGGGTACATGAGAGTTATATGGAAGATGAAGACTTAGAGCAGGAGAACTATTGCCACCCTGAGGTAAAGGAGGCGATAAATAATGTACTATATTCTAACTGAGATACTTGCTATATGTGCGTTTATTTTAGGCTATATGTTTGGTAAACGGAATGAAGTTAAAGAAAGAATTGTATATAAGACTGTTGAGTTGGATGAAGACATGGACCCGATTTCACCTGAGGACCAACAGTTGTATAAAAAATTAGAGGAGGCAGTAAGGTATGGCGTTGTTCAAGAAGAAGAAGATATTGAAGAAATTGACTTCGTACAAAGTGAAAAAGATACTGAACTATTAAACTACATTATGGAGCGATATGTTGCTGCTTATTCTGCTAAGCAATCGTTGGGGCTCGATGAGTTATGGTCCAAGTGTCAAGACTACTGGGCTGGGGAGGTAAACTTACCTGAGAGTGAGGAAGACCCAGGCTCTGAGACTAATATTATTCAACCGATAATTGAGTCTCAGGTAGCTGATATTGTTAATGGAGACATTGATATATTAGTTAAAGGATTAGGACCAGCTGACCAAGTGTTTGCAAGAGACGTTACTCAGATACTGAAGTGGATTTGGCACCATAATAAAATGACTGAGAAGCTTGATGGGGCTGAGAGAGATAGATTAAATCTTGGAAATGTTATATGGAAGGTATTTTGGGACCCTGACGCTATGGGTGGTAGAGGGATGCCTATCCTGTGGCCATTAAGTCCTGACTCGTTCTTCCCTGACCCCAAGGTTACTGACCCTAATAATTTGCAAGATGCTGACTATATAATACAGACTTCATGGCATTCAAGAAGAAAACTTGTCCAAATGTTTGGTGAAAAAGCTAAGAGAGTTAAACCTGAGAGTAATGGTGTTGCTTATGACCCTAGAATATTTGGAGAAGCTGACTATACAGGAACTGACGCTATTATGAATGACCAAGCTTTGTTAATTGAATTCTGGGAGAAAGATGAAGATGGTAATTTAAGACTTGTGTATTGTACTAGAGATGTTATATTAGCTGACTCCGCTGAGGACGACCAAAAAGCTATAATACCTGAGGAGACAAATAAATACCCATTCGTTATGATAGTTGGATATAAACGTAAAGGTAGAATCTGGGGAATGGGTGATACTGAACAGCTTATTCCGGTACAGAATATAATAAATGACTTAGATGACCAAATACGCATGAACGCAAGACAAATGGGTAATGCTCAGGTAGTGGTAGGTATAGGTTCTGGTATTAATGTTAGAAAATGGACTAATAAACCTGGTCTTAAGGTACCAGCAAAAGACCATACAGCATTTCAAGTAGTACAACCACCATTTATTCCAGCTTATATAAATAATAGACGTGATAAGGCATTTTATGAGTCTGAACTTGTGTCTGGTCGTTCTGAGGTGGTTGAAGGTAGAAGATCTGGTTCACTTAGAGCTGCATCTGCTATACTTGCGTTACAAGAAGCTGGCTCGAGAAGAGCTAATCATAAAAAATTAATGCTACAAACCGGTATTAGAGATTTACTTGACATAACACTTGACTATGTTAAGGAATTTATGACTACTGAGCAGGCGTTTGACATAACTGAAAAAGACAAAACTGAGTACCTGTGGTTTAGAGGTTCTGACCTTAAAGCAATACCACAGTTGACATATAATGAGAATTTTGACCCAGAGAGTGATGATTTAGAACTTAAAGGAAGATATAAACCACTTTATGATGAGCCGACTATAAATGAGTTCGGTGAAGAACAACCTGGTGAACTTATGACTAAAGTTGCTGAGTTCGATATTGAAATTCATATTGGTGCTGGTATGCCTAATAACAAATCATTCTTATATGAGGCTGCTGTTGAGCTCCATAGAGAAAATATTACTACTACTGAAGAAACAAGAGCTACATTGAAACAAGTACTTAACTGGCCTATAATTGACCCATGGTCACCAGAAGGAGTATTTGCTGGTCGAAATAGTTCTGCAGACCAACTTGATATAGCCAATTCCATAACGGGTCAACAGCCAATAATGCCACCAGAGCAACCACCGATGCAATCCCCAATGCAGCCTGTCCAACAATCCACTGTTGACCCAGCTATAATTCAGAGACTGCAGCAAATGGTAGGTTCTGGTACTGTAGACTATGCACAGTTATTTGCTTTGCTTAGTCAATTACCCCTTGATGTACTTAATCAAATACTTGCAGGACTTCAAGGAGGAGTGCTATGATAAAAACTAATGTAAATAAGTATTTTAATCATGGTCTTTCAAATCCTATGTTACAACAATACGCTAATGAAGGTGCTAATGTATTAGTTTTACCGATATGTCCAAAATGTGAGAGGATTGGTCTTAGAGATAAAGGCTGGGCTCTCTACAAAACAATGGCCTGCCCACACTGTGGCTATAATGGTCGTGCTACACACCAACTTAAAGCTTATCTTGATGAAGAATTATATAATTAGGGTTCAGCTCCTTTAATGCTGTAGGGTTCAGCTCCTTTAATGCTGCCAATACGGGTGTAGACCTGAAAATACTAGGAGGTTAAAATGGATAATGAATTATTACAAGAGGACCTTATAAATGAAGATGAATTTATTGACGACAACGAAGTCGAAGACGATGATGAATCTATTGAGGAACCAGAAACAGAGGAAGAAATTGATGAAGAGGACCAAGAAGAAGAACATTTTTATACCCAAGATCAAGTAGAAGCAGCTATAAAAGCTCGTGTAGGTACTTTTAATAGAAAATTAGACAAAATGAAACCCTATGAGACAGCTGTTAAGAAAATTTGTGAACTTACCGGGTTGGATGTTAATACTTTAATAGGCAGACTTGAGGGTATGTCTGACATTGAGCAGGCCAAAATTCTTGGAATTACTCCTCAGCAGTTAGCTCAACAGAAACAGTTGAAGCAAACACAGAAGTCTGTTACTGAACAAGCTCGGAAATTACAAAGAGAATTAGATGAGCAGAAGCTTATGGCAGACCCCAACTACAAAGACTACCCGTTATTTAAGGAAGAAATCTACGAAATTATGGATGATAACCCTAAATTAACAATTAAACAAGCTTATATATTAGCAAAAGGAGAATTAGGTACTAAAGCTGCTGTAAGGGACGCCGAACAAAGGGCTATAGCAAAAATGACTAAGTCATCTAATCAAAAAGTAGTAAAACCGGGAAGTACAGGTGGAAAATCTGCTCCAAAATTGGATAAAGCTACAATTTCTGCTGCTAGAAGAGTTGGCATGGACCCAGCGGAATATGCTGCTTATGCTAATATGACAAGCCTGGAAGACTATGAAAGAATGAAATCCAAAAAGAAAGGAAAATAAATTATGGGTGTAACTAATTTAGATATACTTAAATTAAAAGGTTTAAAAGTTGATGTAACCTTAACTCCTATAACCACACCAGATGCTACGGATGAAACTACTGCTATCGCACTGGCAAATGCTAACAAAGCAAAAATAAATGAAATAATTGCGGCCATTGTAGGTCGTTAAGAAGGGAGATAACACATGGCTAAATATATATATTCACTAGATAATTCACAGCCAATGACTGTGAAAATTACTACCAATGCTGCCGTTGTAGAAGGCGATATATTAGCAATTACTTCAGGCCTTGTTGGACCATTGACTGCTGCAGACTCTGATATAATCGGTATTGCAATGGGCGATGCTGCTTCTGGGGCTGAAGCTTCAGTACTTTTGTTAGGGCCAATGTCTGTTATTAGAGTTCCTTTTGCAGGTTCTACCAAGAAAACATTGGCTGCTGCAGATAAATTTGGGACTTTATTTGATTGGGATGCTACTAATAAGGTCTTAGATTTAGATGATACGACTGGCG